AGTCTAGACCGCTGGGTACCGTGCTCAGCCTTTATTTGCGCACAGTCAAAACCGGAGCGTTTTGATGCCAGGCGGCCGACCAATCAAACCCACCAGGCTCAAGCTCGTGCAGGGGACGGCGCGTAAGGACCGCATGAACGCAGCCGAGCCAGTTCCCCCGTCCGGCCCGGTGAGGGTGCCCACATGGCTCAGGGGCAGGGGGCGGCGTCTTTGGGCTGAACTGGCGCCGATGCTGACGGCAATGGGCGTTCTGACGGTCGCAGACACGCAGGCACTCGGTCTGCTCTGTGACGCGCTGGGCGAATACGTGGACCTTCGCGCGGTGGTCCAACTCGAGGGGCGGTCATTCGAGGGACGTGGGCGCCCGGAGGTCAAAATGGCCGCGGACGCCTGGCGGCGGGCTGCACAGATGTTGGCTGACTTCGGCCTGAACCCGGTGGCGCGTGCCAAGGTCCATGCCCAGGTCGCGCCCGCCGCAGATCCATTCGAGGAGCTCCTGGGTGGCAGTCGCAGCGCCGGTTAGGGATGCGGTCGCGGCCTACGCCGAGTCGGTGGCCACGGGCGAGACGGTTGCCGGGCCGATGGTCCGACTTGCCTGCCAGCGGCATCGCGCAGACATGGAGCACGGCCACGAACGCGGGTTGCACTTCGACGAGATCGCGGCCCAGCGTGTTTTCGACTTCTTTGGCCACCTCCAACTAGCGGAGGGCGAGTTTGCGGGCCAGCCGTTCACGCTCCAACCGTGGCAGAAATTCATTATCGGGAGCTTGTTCGGCTGGAAGCTCGCAGACGATACGCGCCGGTTCCGGACGGCCTATATTGAGGCTTCGAAGGGGTCCGGGAAAAGTCCGATCGCGGCGGGAGTAGGGCTCTACGGCCTCGTGGCGGATGGTGAGGCGGGGGCGGAGGTGTACGCAGCGGCCACGACGCGCGCCCAGGCCGGAATCCTTTTCCGGGACGCACAGAATATGGTCAAGGCAAGCCCAGCGCTCGCCAGAGCGGCTCGATGTGGGCGTCTCGAACATCGCCTACGTCAAAACGAACAGCTTTTTTAGGCCGATCAGCTCTGAGGCGCGGTCGCTGGACGGCAAACGGGTGCACATGGCGCTGATAGACGAGCTGCACGAGCATCCCAACGCGGCGGTGTTGGACAAGATGAGCGCGGGCACGAAAGGCAGGCGTCAGGGCCTTATTTTCGAGATCACAAATTCCGGATATGACCGGCACTCGGTGTGCTGGGAGCACCACGAGATGTCTCGAAAAGTGCTTGAGGGCACGATTGAGAATGATGAGTGGTTCGCTTACGTCTGTGGGTTAGATGAGTCTGATTCTTGGGTCGATGAATCCTGCTGGGTGAAGGCGAATCCGAATCTCGGCGTCTCGATCCCTGTCCGGTACCTCCGCAAACAGGTAGCCGAGGCGGTGGGGATGCCGAGCAAGGCGAACATTGTCCAGCGCCTGAATTTCTGTATCTGGACGCAGCAGATCACGCGCTGGATTCCGCTGACGCAGTGGGATGCGGCGCCCCCGATGCGAGCGTCCCTACACGGGGCCGCCTTCGGCGGGCTGGACCTAGCCACCACGACGGACCTGGCAGCGTTTGTGCGCGTGTTCCCGGACGAAGACGGCGGGTACGACGTGCAGGCTCGTTTCTGGTGCCCGGAGGAGGGGATTACGCAACGATCGCGAGCCGGCGTGCCCTACGACCAGTGGGCGCGCGACGGCTGGTTCGACGCCACGCCCGGCAACGTCACCGACTATTCGGCGATCCGCGCGGCCATCAAACAGGACGCCGACACATGCGACCTCCGTGAAATCGGTTACGACCGCTGGAACGCGAGCCAGCTCGTCGGGGAGCTCGAGGAGGATGGCGCGACAATGGTCCCGATCGGGCAGGGGTTCGCGTCCATGAATGCGCCGTCGAAGGAGCTTGAGCGCCTGATCGCCAGCGGCCAGATTCGACACGGCGGTAACCCGGTGCTGCGCTGGATGATTAGCAACGTCGCCGCGGCGACCGACCCGGCCGGGAATATCAAGCCCGACAAACAGCGGTCCAGCGAGAAAATCGACGGCGTGGTCGCGCTCGTGATGGCGCTATCGCGGGCCGTGGCCAACGCGGGCGGCACGGGCACGAGCAAGTACGACACTGAGGGACTCATGGTGTTCGGCGGCGCGTGGGACGAGGACGAGGAATGACCTGGCCGACGTTGCAACTGTTCGACGCGCGCGACCTCAGCGCGGCGTTTGCGCTGGCCGGACTGGTGGCGCTCACGGTCGGGCTGTGGGAAGTTTTCGCGCCGTTGGCGTTCATCACGCCCGGCGCGTTTTTCCTTGTGCTCGGTATGTGGAGGCTACGTGGGACTCCTGGCTAATCTGTTGTCGCCGACGGCGGCCGCCCCTGGACCGCTCGACGACTATTATTATGCCCCCCTTGGGCAGGTCGCCAGCGCCGGGGTGCGGGTGGACGCGGATGCGGCATTGAAACACTCGGTCGTCTGGGCGTGCGTGGACCTACTCGCCAGTGTGGTGGGCATGTTGCCGTTGCACATTTACAAGACTCTGCCGGACGGCGGGAAGGTCCGCGCGACCAACCACCCGCTGTACCCGCGGCTCCGGGCCCAGCCGAATAGCTGGCAGACGGCCAGCGAGTTCCGGTCGCAGATGACTGCGCACGTGCTGTTACGCGGGAACGCCTACGCGCAAATCGTGCCGGGGCCGAGCGGGTTTGCGGACCAGCTGATCCCCTTGAGCCCGGACCGGATGCAGGTGTTCCAGGACTCGACGGATCGCACGCTCAAATACCTCTACCAGCCGGCGCAAGGCGCGAAGATCGCCTACGACCAGGACCAGATACACCACCTACGCGGCCTCGGGACCGACGGCCTGACCGGCTTGAGCGTGATCCAGCACGCGCGGGAATCAATCGGGTTTGGGTTGGCTGCTGAGCAGTACGGCAATCGGTTTTTCTCTCAGGCGTCCAACCCCGGCGGCGTCCTGAAACACCCCGGCAAACTGAGCAAGGACGGCGCGGCCCGACTGCGGAAAGAATGGCAGGAAGCCCACGCGGGGCTCGGGAACGCCCACCAGGTTGCCGTGCTTGAGGAGGGCATGGATTTCAAGGCGCTCACGATTCTCCCGGCGGATGCCATGCTGATCCAGTCGCGCGAGTTCTCGATTGAGGACATATCCAGGTGGTTCCGTGTGCCGCTGCACATGATCAACTCGGTGTCTAAAGTTACCAGCTGGGGCACGGGAATTGAGGCGCAATCAATCGGATTTTCGACCTACACGCTCATGCGCTGGCTGACCATGTGGACGCAGGCGATTAGCCGCGACCTGATCCTGGCGAAAAGTATCTATTTCGCCGGCTTCGAGGTGCGCCAACTGCTCCAGGGCGACTCTCCGGCGCGCGCGGCGTACTACGCCAGTGGCCGGCAATGGGGCTGGCTGTCCGTCAACGATATCCACGAAATGGAGGGACTGGACCCGATTGGCGACGAGGGTGATATCTACTTGCAGCCGGTAAATATGGTAGATTCCGAGCCGCCGATTCCCGAAGCTCCCGCCGACGTTGCGCCCGACGAACAGACGACGGCAATCGCCGGGCCACCGGCGCTGAACGCCGAATCGGAGCAGCTGCACCGTCTGACGCACGATGCGGCGGCTCGGCTAGTTCACAAAGAGATCGCGGCTATGAGCAAGGCTGCCCGTCGGGCGGCTAGCGATGAATTCGCCTGGCAAGCCGCGATTGAGGATTTCTACGGGCCACACCGCGCCACGGTACGTGACACGCTGCACGTTTCTGACGATGCAGCCGCGTGGTATTGCAACGACCAGGAAGGGGCGCTCTCCGCGGCCGGCGCCGGCGCTGCTCGGCACCATGTCTGCCGGCAGGCTCTTCTGCGCGGCGCGGTCACGCTGCGCGCTGGCGAACTGCTGCACGAAGTCGACGTAGTCGCGCGTCTCGGCGGGGGCCGACTTCTGCCAGTCCGGGCCATTGAGTGCGGCGCGGTTCTCACCCCAGTTGTAGGCGGCGATCGACTTCGCGTAGTCGCCGTCGAACTTCTGCAGGTTGTCGCGCAGGTAGGCCGCCATGCCCATCACCGACTGCACGGTGTCGGTCGGGTCGACGCCGTACTTCTTTGGCCGTGTCCGGCATGAATTGGGCAATTCCTACGGCCCCGGCAGACGACTTGCGCTGGCCGCTGATGACGTCGTCCTGGAGACTCGACTCCTTCATGAGCATGCCGGCGAGCACGTTCGGATCGACACCGAAGTGATCACCCGCGAAGGCGACCAGTTTCTTCAGGTCGGGCTTCGCTGCAGGCGCCGCGGGTGCGGCCGCTTCGGCAGGCTCGGCGGCCGCCTCGGGTGCGTTCTGGAGGGACGGGGCGGCGTAGTCTGCGGGGCTCAGGGGCATGCTTCAGTTACCTTGGTCGTTCCACAGTTTCGACGCATCGGCCACATCCTTGCGGGGGTTGCCTTGAACCCGCGGGGGGTGTCGCTCTGGGGATCGTACCTGGA